AATATAATATCTTCCTTGTTTATGAAGAATATGACAAGATTGATAAAGTTTTTTCTCTTTTCTTGATGCTACACCAATTCTCGTAAGAGTTTCACGAACCTTTAAAAAATCATCTGGTTCGTTAAGAATTATTTCCACCATTTGATCTGGAGTCCATTTCACAATAGGTTCATTTACGACTGACATAATTTTCCTCAAAATTATTTACATATCTTTTATTTATCTTTTGTATCGGTTCATCTATTTCTAAATTATTTTGTTCCTCCGGTTTCGAGTTTTGACTTTATAAAATTAAGTTGCTCTTTGGTGAGAATCCTCAATGCTTGTTTTGCCTTCTCATTATTATATCCATAATAACTTTTGACACAATCAAGATCTTCAATTTTATCTTTATAAATCCAAGAAGAATATCTTCTTCTTTTTCTCAAACTATGTAAGTAAAATGAATATTGAAGATCTTTGTCGAGATGATGATTGATATTCATTTCATTTACATACATAATGGTATCTATCTCGCCGGACAAACATTTATTAATCACATACGGAACATATCCTTTAATAAGAGATGAATCTTCTTCCAGCAGATTTTTCTTGGAGAAATTAATCGAATTTAACCAATCTTTTAATTCAGTCATCAATCAATCCCTCACTTTTTAATCTATTGTAATTATAACATCCATCAAAACTAAATTGGACCTTTGGAGTTTTATTATAATTAAACAGCAATAGTTCTTTTCTTTGCTTTTGATCTCGCATATATTCACCGACCGAACGCATCGTATAAGTCAGATCAAACTCTGCGGCAGTCCAGTTCTTAAATCGATCTTTGACAAGTTGATTCGAATTATAACTCACCATCATATCCATATGATTCGAATCACAATCAACAGAAAACTTATCGTGATCAAATCCTTTGTGCATTGATCCCTTATTCCCATAGAGATTATCCTTAATATCATAAGGAGGATCAAGATACATAAAAGTACTCTGTTTTCCATCCATTAGATAATCATAGGAATAATTGGTTATTCTCCATTTAGAGATAAGTTTAGAATACTCGGGAAGTTTCTCAATTCCACGCAAACTAAAATTGGCATTTGATGCCTGTGGTGAAAATGAAGAACTTTCGGTAAGACCACTAAAAGAACACTTATTCACAATATAAAATGCAATGGCACGATCAAGATTAGATAAACTACTATCATTGATTTTTTCTTTACAATTGACAAATAGTTCTTTCGCAAGTTCTGGATTACAATGAGACAACTTATATCCAGATAGTTCAGTTTTTAGTTCGGTCCCAAACATCTGAAGTTGTTTCCAGAAGTTTACAAGAGGTTCATAAAGATCATTTACCCAAATATTTAAAAAAGGATACTTTTTGGTAATATGAATGGCAACAGAACCTCCACCCAAGAAAGGTTCCCGAAACTCATCATAGTTTCGGAGATCTGGAAAGTAAGGATCTATTATGGTGCAGGCACGAGACTTACCTCCCGGCCAGCGTAATGGAGTTTTAAGAGATTTAATATTACCATTCATTACTACTATCTTCCCATTTATAAAGTTCATCTACAATCTCATAATACAATTCTTTTACTTGTTTTTTGGGAGCAAGAGAAACATCTTTGGCAAGATACTCAACATCTCTTTTATCAATAACAATTGTTAATCCAGATTTGTTAATATTTTTCTTAGGATTAAAATTTTTAAGAGCATTTTCAAATGATACAATTCCAAAATGTCTTTGTGTTTGATCAATCAAAATCATTTCATCAAACTTTTTTTCTGGGAATTTATTATTTGTCTTACCCTGAAAATTCTTAAGAGTTATTTGTTTAGTATTAAAAGTTCTATCAGTTTGAAATAAATAATCCAGACCTTTTGCTTCTAGACGCAGAATCTCCCGATCCACTTCAGTAATAAAATCGTGGCCAAGAGTATCATTTAGTCCAACATATACTAAATTTTTACTTGTCTTTTCAATCGCCTTCTCAATCATAAGAGCACGATTAAATTTTTGACCACCGAATCGGAGACAACGAGTGTATTCAACTACGCCCATAACCATTTCAAAATTAAATTCAATTTTTGTTTTCATAATCTCCCGGATGATACTTTAAATATTCTCTAAATGTAAGTTTCATTTCTTTCTGTGTCATACCACAATGTTTTGCGGCAGCGGGAATAGTCATTTTCGCACGAAACAACCCTTCATTTGCCTCTTTTACATTTTCCGGAGTTGTTTTAACCGGAACCTCACATAATGGTGCCTTATCAATCTTATACTTATATGATTTCATTTAAACTCGACCTCACACATAATTTCTGTTAGTGCCGCTAAAAGATTTATCTCTTGATCCGCTACAAAACAACACTGATATTGATATTTAGATATAATCAGAATAGCGGAAGGAATGGTGGATGGAACTAAATTGTCATAAAGAGCATCATAAATCTTACGAAGAATGGCAGAAGCATCATTATCCAAGTTCTTTGCCACCCAATTTCTAACCTCTGTAAAGTTCTTATCTTTAAGATATTCCATAAGGTCATTTATGGCAATATCGGAAAAAGAAGCAAGAATACCGGAGTCGATCATTCCACCGGCAGAATACCGCTGAAGAACATTCAGTAGTTGTCGAGTGTCTGGAAAATAATTCTTTACCAGTTCAAGTATAACTTTTTTGTCATAGGAAACATTTTCCTGTTCGAGTATGTGCGACATTCTCTTAAAGATGTCGGACATCATTTGTGGTTTTTCTTGTTTAGAAATCGGTGTATATTTGAGAACAACGCATCTGGATTGAATTGGTTCAATAATTTTATTCAAATTATTACAGGTAAAGATAAAACACACATTATGATGAAGTTGCTCTATCACTCCACGAAGACACAACATTACATCATTTGTGGTTCCATCAAACTCATCAAAAAACACCACCTTTTTCTTATCATTAAACATAGAAACGGTTGTTCCAAAATTAATGACCTGATTACGAATCGTATCCAAATACCTTCCTTCTGATGACCCATTCAAAAATAAAACATCTTGCTTTGTGATTTTACACAGTGTTTTAATTGTTTGAGTCTTACCGCATCCCTGCGACCCTTGAAGAATCAGATTTTGATTCAATTGACCTTCTTTGGCAACATTGAGAAAAAACTCCTTCACAGTTTTGGTGAGAACCAAATCCTCAACAGATTCGGGCGACCACTTCTCCACCCAGAGAAATAGTTTATTATCAGTCAATTCCATAATTTAATTTATCCACGAAGGTTTTCTTTCTGGCATACGAAGATAATTATCTCTAACCCAAGTCTTGGTGTTAATGTACTTCTTGTAAGCATCGCAAGTGTCAATAGTTGTATCCAGTTTAATCTCATCAGGCATCGCACGAACAAAGGGAGTTATGTTGGATATTTTACCCTTTGGAAATATATAATATGCCCCCAAAAGAGTATTATAGCACGAATGAGGTTTGCCATATCGCAAGTGAAACTCATCACAAAGATTCATTCCGTGCTTGATTAACCAATAGGCATTATCAATTGATTTTGCCGCCCACTGGGTACAGGGATGATTGCGAAAAGCACCTTTTTCTGTGGCATATGGTGTCCCATCTTTTTTGAAAAGAGTTCCATAATTATGATACCATTTGGATGCTACAATTGAAAGCATTTGACATGCCTCAAGAGGCATTTTGTTTATATGACGGTCTGGAAGTACAATAGCACTTTCTGCAGGCCACGGAGATGTAGCAAAGATATTCATGGTAGGGTCCTCAAAAACAATACTTTTTCATTACATATTTGACCTCATTTGGTTTATCCTCCATCCAAAATGCCTCCATTTCAATTTGCCGAACACGGGGACCAGCTATTTTTACCACAGATTCTACATCCTGCTTTCTTCTGGGAGAAAGATTCATAGTTGAAGATGAGATTCCTAACGGAATAAAGGATTTGTTTTTACAGTATTGAGCCAAATGGACTGCTTCATGTAACAAAGTTTCATTGACATAATATTTTGCATTATCTCTGGAAACAATTGTATCGGTACAGATAGTCAAAGTTTTCTTTGTAGGATCAAACCACCCATAAATATCGTGTTTTCTACAAATTGGAGCATTTTCAAGTACTTGAATCCTGCGGGAAACCATTTGATAGATTTCCATAGATTGTGGAGAAAGATAAAATAAGAAGTCCATTATTCAAAAGTTGAATCGGGTTCCATCGCAATCCAATAAGAAAGACTATACTTGGTATTTGTAAATTGAGAAAGAAGTTTTTCTGACAAAACTACATCATAGGCACCGGAAATAATCTTACTTAAGTTTTCTACCTTGAAATTAAAAGTAAATACATTATCGGTCTCGCCAACAACAATAGAATATTCATTAGAGGTATCATTTTTCTTATCTCTAACGACAAGACGAATTACTCCTGCTTCACCAATCACAGAAATATCTGGAAGTTGATAAACAGATGCTGCCTTAACAAGTTTTTCCGTAATTCCAGTTTCAAGTTGAAAACAAATATCTTTGGAGGGAAGTTTAATTTGTTTTTCCGGAGGAGAAACAATTACATTTGGATCAGAATAAAAATACTTGACCCGACGCTTTCCATCACGAATCGTAATATAACTATTTTCAGAAAAGTCCATATCAGGATCCTGATGAAGACTCAATCCATTTAGAAACTGATTTAAGTCATAAATCGCAAAATCACGAGGAAAGTTTTCGGCAATTTCTGCTTCGGAAAGAATATTTTTAGCGATTGAGATTGTTCTCAATACATTGCCTTTCTTAACCAAAATAGATTGATTAATTCCAGAAAAGTTTTTGAGAATAGTAATCGTATTTTCGGAGAGTTTCATAGTGTTAGATTTAAGTTTCATAATCAACGAAATTCAGTGAGTCCATTATCTTGACGAGAATAGTGTTTATCAAAATGAAGTAGTAGCATAGCATAGTGAATGACTTTCAGCAAATCTCGTTTGTTGCGTCCGTCTTTGTCTCCATAACGACTCCCATATTTAAGAATGTTTGCCTGACAAAATCCAGAAGCAAGTTCCTTGGCAGCCATCAGGTCAATTGTTTGTATATCACTATAATCTTCATCGTGCCCACAATAATGACTGCCATAAGTGCTAGTCACATAATTTTCAACATCCTTAAGAATCTTATCTTCATTATATTTCCAAAGATGATTTTTTGGTTTATTCATAGGAGAAGTTTTTGTCAAATCAAAATATCCAGAGTGTTCGTTCATAGTCATTTCATACTCAAGCAATTGCCTTTCGTTTTCGGCATTAGAGAAATCCATAATTAAGAGAAGTCATAATTAACCTCTC